CGTTCCTCCGCTGACGTACGGCGGGAAATTGGTCGTGTTCGTCGTGTCGATGCCGATGTCGAAATGCGTTCCCGACAGGTGATGCACCTGGCCTGCACCGTTGAGCGCCACGGGACCGACGATACTGTCGATGATGATCGAAAGGTTTTCAATCAGCGGCGTCGCATCGGCGACGGTGAAGACGCCGGGGTTTGCATTCGTCACGTTTGTAATCGCGACGCCGCCCGTCGGCCCCGGCTCCGTGCGCGCGGTATCGTAGAGCGTGATTAGGTTTGCGTTGACGCCCGTTATCGTGCTGGTGACGGTGAACGGCGTTAGATCAATCTTGCAACGCGCATCGCCTAGCGTTTTAACGCGGCACGTCGGCGACGTCAATTCGCCGATGCTGCGCGTATAGGCTTGCATGATGCCGCGCATTTCCGCCTTGAATGCGCCGCGCTCGATAGTCACTTCGCCTAGCCTGCCGACGCGCTCGATCAGTGGCCCGCACAATGCTTGATAGGTAATCGTGCCCGTGGCAGGGGTTGCCGGCGTGCCGATAACCGGAAAGGTAAAATGTTGCGTCGTCGTCACGGTGATGACGTGAACGCCATCGTATTCGATCTGGTTGGCGCCGAAGATTTCGACCTGTTCCCCGCTTTTCAGCCCGTGCACCTTCGGGGAAATGCTGACCGTCGCCACCGCCCCAGCGCGCGTAAACTGCCCAACGGGGACCGAAACGTTGCCGACGGTCAACAGGAAATCATGCCAATTTACTTGGAACACGAGAATAAAAGCGAAGTCCCACAGACCGGCATTTAGATCGGTTTCAGTGATCGACGGCGAAACGAGCACGCCGTCAAGCTCCAGGTTGTCGACGTTGAGCGCATCGGAAGTCGCAATGTCGGACGGCGTAAAGCCGGATTCCGCGAGATAGGTCTGCGATCCGGTGCCAACCATGTCCGGGGGGACGGGGATTCCGAGCCCCGTCAACGCAGCTTCGCAATCGAATGTGATGTCCTGGTCGTGATCGGTGAACGCAAACACGCCCCCATCAACGCGCACGACGAGCCAACACGTCGTCATGGTCTGATAGGGTTGAGCGAGGTGCGCCTTGAGCGCGTTCGAAAGCTTTTTCACGGATTCCGCACTTCGATCAGTTTGATGCCCTGCCAGTTGTAGAGCGCGCCCGACGGGTCTGGCCCCATCTTCGGCAGATCGCCACCGAATCGCACCGGCTTGTCGAATTGTCCCGTCCACGATGTCGGCGTTCCGCTCGACACGGTGACGATTCCCGTCGTGTAATCGACTACGGGCGCCGAGCCGCCGGTGACGACGACGGTCGCCGAAACCGGCTTGTATATCGGCTGATCGTAGGACAGCGCGCCGCTGACGTAGTGTTTCCACATTTGAAACGTCGTCGCGGTCAGGCCGACGAAATAGCCTTGCCCCTCATCGCCATAGTCTGAAAAATCCTTGAAGCGAAAGGCGTTCAATTGCCCATAACTGACGAGAAAGAAATTACGCAAGAGCTTTTGCGCGAGTCCGGTGTAGTGGTTGGCGTCTACGCTCCGCAGACCGTCCGAGAAGTCCCATTCGCCGCGCGCGATCTGCCAGGCCGCGTTGCGGTATTCGTCGCCGCCGTAGGTTTCAACGACAACCGTCTGGAAGCCGCGGCCGCCGACCGCCCAAAAGGCTATTTCATCTGGAAAGCGCGGGGATTCAAGGAATGCCATCAGAGCGTCCTATACATGGCGCGCTGCGTCGCGCGTGCGGCAGCGGCGGCAATCTGATCCTGCGTGCGCGAATCGACCGGGCCGGTAATGTGAAAATGATTCGTCACCGCGAGCGGCGAGCCGCCGGGGCGCCCCTTGTTTTGCGCCGCCGGGATGATCGCTTCGCCACGATGCACGAGCGCCAACGTATCGCGCGGGACGTAGGGCGTGCCAACGTCATACGACGCAATGCCGCCGAAGATCGAAAGGAAAGGGTTGTCGAGCGCGCTGCCGGCCGCTGCGGCGCTTCCGCCACCAGCACCGAACAGGCTACCGAAAATTGATCCGAGGATATCGTTGCCGCCGGTCCCCGCACCAAAGATTTGCTGCGCGAGCTTCTTGGCGACGAGATCATTGAGGGCTTTGGTAATGGACGCTACCGCGTCGAGCATCACGTCCTTCCATGATTTCGTGCGGTTCATCAAGTCGGACAACATCGTCGAGAACGTATTTTCGACCGCTTGCTCGGCTTGCAAAACATATTGCATCCGATCCTGCTCGGCCTTGTTGGCAATGGCCGTCTTTGCCGTCTGATACTGCAATTCCAATTGCAGTTTCTTGTCGTTCAATGCTTGCAACTTGACCGGATCGCCTTCCGGTCCCGCCGCCGCGATTTCGTCGTTGATTGCCTTGATATCAATCGCGAGTTTTTCGTCGAGGTATTGCTGCTCTAGCGCGAGCTCTTGCTGGACGTTGATCTGCCGCAATGCGAGCTGTTGATTCAGGCCGTTGAGTTTTGTTTGATATTCGAAATTGGCGATTGTCTCGATACGCTTGCGCGCAAGGTCCGCAAGTCGTTGCTCCTGCGCCTCTTGCTGCTGTTGCAGCGCGATGATCTTTGCGGATGCTCTAGCATATTCCGCGCTCTCAAATCCGTATTTGTCGGCGACGATAGCGGCGGCTTGCTCGGCAAGCCGGATACGCTCCGCGTAGTTGAACTTGTAACCGGCGGCGATCTTGTCGAGGTTAGCAATCTCCGCATCAAATTCCTGCTTGCGCACGACGTTATTGGCTTCGTGCATCTTGTGGTCCAGGGCCGCGCGGTCGTCCGCAGACAATTTGAAATTGTCGAGTACCTCTTGCCAATAATCGCGCGTCATTGATTCCGACCAACGCTCGAAACTACCTTGCGCGTCTTTCAAATCGTTGTAATAATCCTGCGCTGCCTTAAGTGCCTTGTCCCAATCTGCAACCTCACTCGCAGGTCCGGTTGGTTTCCCGGTTGGCGCGCTCTTTCCCCCGCTCCCGAATCCCGGTATTGCGCCCGGTTTTGACGTGTGCGTTTCGTCAAGCGCGTTCAAACGGAGAATCAGATCGTGCTCCAATCCGAGCACGGCCGCATTCGTTTCCAGCGTGTTTTTTAGAATCCGCTTATTCATGTCGGCCCAAATATTCGATATATTCGTGCCGCCAGTTTCGAAGGCGTCTTTCATCCCCGCCCATAGCGCGCTCGCGGCAACGACGAGGTTGTCCCACGTTCCTTTGACGATCAAATAATCCTCTTTTGCCCCCGTTGCCAGCGCGTCGATGGTAGCGATAACGAGCTTCACCGCCTTAATAATGAATTCCGCCGCCGACGGCCCGACGTCGTTGAAATACTTCGCGAGGGTCATCAGTTGCGGCATGACGGCCATGCCGATTTCCTCGCCGATATGGCCGAGCACAACTTGGAATGCTCCGACTTCTAATTGATAGGCTTTTACCTGAGCCTGTTTGTCTGGCCCCCATTCAATGCCGAGTTCTTTTTGCAAATCCTTCGCCCGCTGCAACGCCGCCGGCATCATAAGCATCGTTTCCACTACGTCGCCGACATTGCGCCCGAACAGTTTCAATGCGACGATGTCTTGGTCCGCTCCCGCGCGGTAATCCTGCATCGTCTTAAAACCGTTTTGCATGATGACGTCGAGCGGCAACAATGCGCCGGTTGCCGTGTCGCGCGTCTGGACGCCGAGGTCTTTTATGCCTTGTTCGTCCATTTTCAATTGGCGGGCGAGCTTCATACCCATTGCGGAAAAATCGTCGCCGCTCTTGCCGATGATTTTCAACGCAACGGCGGTAGTCGTCGCTTGATCTGAAAGCATTCCAAAAGTTATTTGCAACTTTCGGACGCTTTCATTCATTTCCAAAACTTGATCTATCGCGGCCTTCCAGAGCATCCCGCCAGCGAGCAAACCGGCAAGGCTGATCCATACGCCGCGGAAACGCTCGATTACGCCGATGATTCCGTTGAATCCGCCTTCCGCGCTCGCCTTCAATTCCAGAAAGGTGCGCGACAGGTCCGCGTTATTCTTGATCGCGTCGTCGCGCGCTTTCTTATTCGTCGTGCTGAAGTTTTCGAGCGCCTTCTGAATGCCCTGCAGCGACGCCTGGATTGAACGCGCTGCGTCCTCCATCCCCGCTTTTGCCGGGCCGGCATCGGCGCCAAGTTTGACCTCTACGTTATCAGCCATTGCGAATGCCTCGCCATGTCAACTTGCGCGGATCGGTGTGCATGTCGCGGGTGATTGACGCATTGTCAATCGGCGTAACGCTCGCCAGAGGGCGCGAGTTACCGCGCGCCGGTTCGATTCCGGCGAATAGCGCCGCCGTGATGTGAACGGGCGGCTTTGAGAGCCAATAGGAGCGGAGCGCATTGAACCGGGGCAGCGTCACGAATTCGTCGATGTATTCCCACGTCCAGCCGGTAGCCGTGATGATGGTGGCGTATTCGGTGTCCCAATCGACTTCGCTTAACCCCCCGGTTTCAGCTCCCCCGGCGTTACCTTTTTAAGCCCCGATGCTCCCATGATGGCATTGACGCAATCCGGCAAATTGCCTGCGTCGATGAGCGATTCGACTTCATCGCGTGTGATTTCTGGATAATTTCGCCGCAACGATTCGAATACGCTGTCAATGTTCAAAGCGTAATATTCCGAATCGACGTCTATTCCCTCGGCCGCTTTTTTCTGTAGTTCCTTCGTCTTTGCCTGCGATTCGCGTATCAAGCGCAGCCCTAGCGGCGCGAGCACGAAATCAATTCCGCCGAGGTTCATCGCCACGCCGGGAATATTCCCCGGTCGTGGCGCGTATTTGGCGTTACCGCTTTCGTTGCTCACGGCTATTCGCTCTCGGACAGGTATTGCACGACGTTATTGCTGTCGGCAAACGCCGCGATCTCGAAATCGGGAATGACGAAATCGTCATTCTTGAAGTCCATCGACAGTTTCGTCGCCACGCAAGCCGGGAACTTGCGCCAGACCGAACGCCCGCGGCGCGTGTTGAAAAACTGCGCCGAGAATACCGGAACCTGTCCCATGGGAATGTTATTGATCTGTAGCAGCTTCCCGGTGCCGGGGTTCGTCGCATTGCTGTACTCGTAATTGATGAACACGATTTTTCCGACGTCGATGTCGCTGAAAGAGTAAGTCGCGCCGGTCAGCGCATATTGGCCCGATGTGGGCGAGCTCGCGACGCGTATATACGGCACGCCGTTGCCATCCTGCACGCCCAAGTCGGCGACATAGGTACTAGTGCCACCGGTCGGCGCGGTTGGCGTGATGTGGATCGACGTTGCCCCGGCGCCGGTCGGGATCGCCGTGCCTACTGAATCGGCGAGCACGGCATGATAAGCGGCCGTCAGCGTTTGCCCGTAGTAGATCGTGTTGAAAAGCTCGGCCGAGAATTGCGCCTGTTTGCACTTTATCATCAGCTTTGCTTTGCCGCGGCCGATGTCGACGGGGTACTGATTCGCCCCGTAAAGTTCCTTGATGTCGGCCGTATCGTCGATGGTAACGTCCTGCACGATTCCGAATTGCACCGGCGACGGAACGGCGATTGCGGCGCCGCTCGCGTCAAACGTCGGGGTCGCGAAAAGCACTCCTGCACCAAAAAAGTCGATTGCCATGATCTAGCCCTTTCGTGCCGGTCGTTCCGGCGGTTCGTGGTTGCCTATCGTGTAAACGTAGCCGCCCGCCGCTACGCGCTCTTTCTTGATCGTGATGCCGCCTTCGCCGCACAGCGTCGCGAGCCGCTGCAATGCGATGTAGATTGCCGCCCCTGCCGCGCCTGGTATTGGTATCCTCGGCCCGTGGTCATCGCCGTCCCTCATGGTATTAGGATCGTCAACGGCACGACGAAAATGCTTTTCTCCTGCAACAAGGCGTCGGCAATCTCTACGTCGCCCTCGATGTAGACGTGCTCGACCAAGCCGCCCAACGTCTGCGTATTGCCGGGATTGTTGACCGTCGTCAACACGTCGTCGATCACGTCCATGAGCGCATTGATCCCGGTCGCGTTGAAATTCTGATTCGGCGCAGCGTTGTATTGGTAGCACAGGAAATGCGCCATTAGCGTCCGTTTGGGCGAAATGCCCTTGCCGGGGCGTTGCCATGTCTCGCGCTTTTGCAGCATGAACAAGGCGGGCATTTCCTCCGCTGACACGTCCTCGAAATGGCGCGTACTGCGCGACGTCGTGGCGAACACGGCGGCGATGCGGGGATCGAAGGAGACAATCTGCCATAGGGCGGAATAAATAGGCTCGCGGGTTGCCACGGGTCACGCCTTTAGCGTCCGCTGCGCGGTGTCGACCAGCACCCGCTGCAACCGCTCAACAATCTCGGCGCGCATTTCCTGCAACGCGGGCGCGAGGAACGGCCGGGCGGCGACTTGTTTGGTCCCCGGCGGATGCTTCGCGATGTAAGTTTCGAGCGCCTTGCCCATGAGCGTGCGCGGGCCGCCTCGAGCGCCGGCGCCGACGCGACGGGCGAACCCGTATTCCCACGCTGCCCCATACTCGACATTGGTCCCGACATAGGCGTAGGAGGTCGTTGGCGTCGATTCGAAGCGGCTGCGGCTGTCTGCCCCGCCCTGGGTGATTGAACGCAACAGGCGGCCGGTTTTGACCCCTAGCCGCTGCGGGCGCGGGCCGCGCAACCAATCCCGCTGCACCCGCAATTGCAGCGCGTAGCCGAGCGCCTTTACCTCACCGTCAAGAGCCGACTTGACGGCCGCCGGCATCGCCTGGAATTTAGCGATCATTTCCTTGTCGCCGACGAGGTAGCCGGAAATCAAAGGGCGTCCTTCGACGGTTTTTTCGTCATCTGTCACCTCGTAGGAGGTTGCGTTTGCGGTCCCGGCACAAGCGTGCCCGGAGCCGCCGGAACGTAGATCACTTGCGGCGACGCTGGCGTCGAACTTGACGCATGGCCGACCACGAACGAATAACCCTGCACGATGACAGTCGCGACCGCAATCGCTATCGCCCATGTCGCCCGACTGTCGCCCTTTGTGTCCTTGCTGCCCAATGCTTCGCCTTCCTTCAAGTCGAGCCTGTGCGAAATGCCATCGAGGCGGGCAGTAAAACCGGAGTGCGACACGGTGTCCTGCTTGCCATGATCGTCTATTTTCTGTACCAGCGAATCGTAATGCGCCACGGCCTCCGCCCTCGGCATCAGCAGTTTCGCGGCGTCATCGAGCGCACCGCGCAATTCATTGACCCCTTCGAACCTCCGTTCAATTGCAACCTCCTGTTTTACGATAGCCTGCTGCTGGTCGTTGAATCGCTGCTCATATCGTTTATCGGCCTCCTCTATCTTCGTCAGTACATAGACGCGGAGGGTTTCAATCGTCCAACCATTTTCATGGTCGGTCATCCTTTAGAGTCGGCCCAT